AGTCTGCGGCGCTGCTGAAGCGGGCCGACGCGGAAGGGGCGGCCGCTCAGATCTCACAGACCGCCACAACCCGCTTGGAGAACGCCAAGGCTCGTCTCGGTCTGCGCGAGCAGCAACTTGTCGACCTCGTGAACCGGCGGGCGGAGGCGGAGCGCACTGGCGGACAGGCGAGCCTCTCGCTCAGCAACCAGATCGAGCGGGCGGAGGCGCGGGTCGCCTCCCAGCGGGATAAGGTGACGACCGCTGAAGAGCGCGTAAATCAGAGCCGCCTGCGGTCAGCCGAACAGATTGCGCGGAAACAGACCGAACTGGATGCTGCTGCTGTCGCAGCCTCCGCTCAGCGTCGCTCGGCGCAGCAGGCGCTCAACGAGGCCGAAGGGCGCCTCGGCGGCCTCGCCGGGCAGGTGGGCACGTCTGCCGCGTCACAGCGCACGCAGGCGATCCAGCAGGTCGAGGCGGCACAGTCCGTTCTCAACCGAACCTACTTCGCGGAGCAGGAAGCCGCCGGCAAAGCGGCGGAGGCGTCGAACCGGTCCAGCGTCGCGAAGGTGGCGGTGGCCGGCGCCGCGCGCGCTGCATCGAGCGCTCTGTCCGGCATGGTGAGCATCCTCGGCGGCCCACTCGGCGCCGCGCTGACAGCCGCCTCCGTTGGTTTCATCGGCTACGAGTTGATCCAGGCACGAGCCACCGCCCGGGTTGAGGAGCATACCAGAGCGCTGGACGCCCTTTCCGGGCGCCTGCAGACCATCAAGGCCCAGTCCGCAACCGGCGAACTGCGGAGCACTCAGGATCTCGTCGCGGATCGGGTGACGCAGGCGCAGGCGGTGAAGGCCGCACGAGACCGCCGCGACTCCCTGCTGTCGGTCTACGAGCAGGCATCGCAGCGGAATACGGCGCAGAGCGATCTCGGCGGTGGCGTCTTCACGCAGGGCACACTCGATCGCGCCGCGGCCAATCTGGGCGTAAACCTCGCTCAGGTCGTCGATCAACTGCGCACGTTGCCGGCACACAGTTCGGAGGCTGCTGCCGCAGGCGAACTGCTCAATCGCGTCCTAACGGAGGCGGCGACGATTGACCCCCGCTATGGGACGCAGGCGGTTGAAGCTGAGAAGCTCGGCGCTGCGCTGAAGGCTGCCGGCGACAAGGTTCGCGAGTTCGATGAGGCGCGGCTCGCAGCTGCCGAGGCAGCCAAGGGCCGCACGAACGAGCTTGAGTTCGACATCGAGGATTTTGCTGAGGCGGACATCAACGCTGCCTCGCAGATGGGGCGTGAAGCAGCCGATGCATTTTCGCAGGGCTTCGACACCCAGATCCAAACCGGCACCCAGATCACCGACTCGATCCTCGGCGAGGGCGAGCGCGCGAAGGCAGCATTCCAGGAGGCCCTCGGCCAGATCGACACCACAGTGCTCGACAACGCACTGCGCGCGGTCGGATCCAGCCTCGACACGGTGAAGAGCAACCTCGACGGAACGAAGATCGCCAGCGGGGAAGCAGGCGCGGCCAGCGTCGCGTTCGCGCAGGCGCTGCAGCTCATCCAGTCGAACCAGCCCGATCTGGCCGCGACGATCGCCCAGATTACCGCGGTGACGAACGCTTACCGGCAGATGATCGGCCTGCAGTCGGTCGCGGCGGCGGGCCCGCTCGCTCCTGGCTCCGACAAGATGACGCCTGAGCAGGCGGCGGCCGCGGCGGCAAAGCAGCGGGAGCAGTCGCTCAAGACCTTCAACGAGCGGCTGGAGGCGGCGGACAAGACGCCCGCCGCCCGGCAGCGCCGCATCGGCCGCGCTCTCCCCGGCTTGAGCGACGCGGAGATCTCTCGCCTCGACGCCGCTGAGAACCCTGGGCGCAAGGGCGGCGGTCGCAAGTCCAAGGAGCAGCGCGACGGGGAGACGCTTGCCAAGAAGCTTGAGGAACTCGATCAGGACGCCTCGGTCGCGGCGCTCAACGACTTCGACCAAAAGACCGTCCGGTTCGCCCAGAGCGCCAAGGTGGCGAGCGAGCAGATCCAGGCGTTCATCGCGGCGGCCAAGAGCGGCGACCTGTCGAGCGTCCCGCCGGTGATGCAAGAGATCTACGAGAAGATGCGCCTGCTCGAAGGCGTGAAGCTCGGGAAGGCGGCGCTCAACGACATCTTTCCGGGCAGGCTTCTCGCCGAGCAGATCGAGAGCGTTCGTCGGGCCGCGCAATCGTCGCCGGAAATCGCCGCCAACCTTGATATGATCGAGCAGCGCCTGCGCGAGAAGGGCGCCCCCGAGTGGGCCAAGGATTTCACGTCCTCGTTCACCGACATGGTGAAGGGCGTTGCCACCGGCACGGCGACGATGGCGGACGCGCTGGCGACCTTCAAGACGCGGGTCATGAACCTCGCGCTCGATGCGGCCTTCAAGCCTCTGGAGCGGATGCTGACGGGCTTCCTGGGCGGTGGCAGCGGTGGGGACGGGCTGTCCGGCTTCAGCAACCTGTTCTCGGGCATGTTCGGCGGCGCTGCGGCCGCAGGCCCATCCCCCACCGGCGGTGTTCGGCTGTTCGCGGACGGCTATATCGCGAAGGGCCCTGGCACCGGCCGATCCGATTCGATCCTCGCGCGCATCTCCAATGGCGAGGCAGTCATCCCAGAGCGTGTCGTCACGGCCAACCGGCCGTTGGTCGAAGCGCTCGTCAAGGACCGCCTGCCGAAGTTCGCCGATGGGCGCCTGCCGGATCTCGGCGCGCTCACGGCTGGCTCGCTCGCGATGCAGGAATCCCGGCTGGACGCGGCTCCCTCGCCCAACCTGCCGAGTAGCCGCGAAGGCGGCATGGTGACGGAGGTCTACGTGTCCGGTGGCGAAAAGACCGGTGCGGAAACCACGATGGGTCCGCGCGGTCCTCGCACCGAGATCACGATCGACAAGACCATCGCCGCCGCGCTGCTGAGCGGATCCGAGACGCGGGCGGCGCTGAAGAAGCTCACCGGCGGCAGAATGACGGGAGGCTGAGATGGCCCTCAGCTATCCGTCCAGCCTGCCCTACGACGGGCTGCGCGAGGGCTACGCGATCCAGAATGCCGGTCTGGCGCTAATGAAGTCGCCGATGCAGTCGGGCAAGGTCCGCATGCGCCGGCAGTTCACGCTGCGCATCGTGCCCATCCAGTTCCAGATCTACTTCACGCCGCAGGAGCTTGGCGTGTGGCGGGACTTCCTCTGGAATCGCCTCGGCGACGGCGCTGCCGAGTTCACGATGCCGGTCTGGGACGCAGGCCAGCAGCAGTACGTCAACCGCCTCGTGCAGATCCGTGACGGCGCTGAGGGCGTGTCCGAGCAGCCGTTCGCAGATGACCAGACCCTAGTGACCTGCACCCTCAACGTCCGGGGGCTCTGAGCCTTGCCAATCGCCGCCACGCAGGCATGGGCCGAGGCCGCTGCCACAGTCGACGCTACACAGGTGATGCACGTCACCCTGGAGATGACCCACTCGCAGTTCGTCGAGAATGGTCAGCCCTCGCCGATCCGGGCGGTGATGGACACGCAGGACCAAACCTTCCGCCTGGACGAGGGCGCGCCCCTGAACGCCGGCCAGCGCGTGCTCTTCAAGGCGGTGCCCTTCGGCATCGAGTACCCGCGCATCGGCAAGCTCGGCGTCGAGGCGCCCATCTGGATCGACAACGTGAACCGCGAGGTGGCCCGCTACCTCGAACCGGCAACGAAGCTGAACGAGAGCGTGGTGGTGATCTTCCGCGGCTACCTCGCGAGCGATCCGGACACGGTCGGGCACGGACCGTTCCGGCTCCTCCTGCGCAGCGTAAAGCGCAAGGGCGCGCGCCTCGACGGGACGCTCACCATGGCCGACCCGACGAAGCTGCGCGTGATGCGCGAGATCTACGACAGCCAGCGCTTCCCGGCGCTGATGGTGGCGGCTGGCGCCTGATTATCGAAACGAGAAGGTCGCGCCACCCTTAACGAGGTTCTGATCGGCGCTCCTCGCGTATCCGCCGAACACGAGCACATCTTCGTTGACCCGGTAGGTGCCGCTGATCGCGCCCGCGCCGCGCCCGTCGAAGCCGGCGCCACTGACGGTGAGGGCGAACCGGTCGCCGGCATTCGGCGGCATCACGGTGAGAGCAGAAGCGAGGGCGACGCCCTGCGCCAACCGGTCGAAGTCGCGGCGCATGAAGAAAGCGAACTGCTGTTCGCGCGACTGCATCGCGTTGACCTGCTGCACAGAGGCAAACTGATCAATACTCACGTACTGACGGTTTCCAATGCCATCACCGATGAACGTTGTGCCAGTTGAGCCTTCGGGCAAGATAAGTGTGCGGTAAGTCGGGATAAAGGCGCCTGATACCGGCTCTGTTGCAGAAGAGTAAAATGGGTCGCCTCCGAAGCGAAGATCAGGCGAGGCGGCCTGAAAGCCGTTGATCCCCTGAGCATGGGCCGGGCCCGTCAGCAGGATGGCGGCAAAGCCGATGAGGCGAATTTTCATTTCTCTCTCCCGAGAGACGAAACCGCATCAGCCGCGCCGAAGAGTCGAGTGCGCATCAGCAACACTGCTATCGAGACAATTGAGGGATGCCCATGAACCGTCGATCCGTTCTGCGTTGGCTCGGCCTTGCGCCTGTGGCCGCCCCTGCTGCCGTGGCCGCCGCGAGTGCGTCGGCTCCGGCCCCCATCGACTATTCCGGGCTTGCTTCGGATATACGCGGCCGCATCGGCGCTGCGGGGTTCAGCTTCGATGCCTCGACCGGCACGATGACAATCGACGCATCGAGGATCTCCCTGGTTTCGGACCGGCACGAGGCCTTGATCACGTCGGAAGCCCAGGCCCGCGCGGGCCGCGACAGAGCACTCGCTTCTCGCATCGATGGCGTGGCCGCCCGCGCCGGCGCCCTGGTCGAGAGCCTGCCTTGACCGACCGCATCGCCTTTCTCTCAGACCTGATCGGCCGGCCATACCGGATCGGCGCGACGGGCCCGGACGCCTTCGACTGCTACGGCCTTGCCCGGCACGTCCAGGCGGCTTTGTACGACGTGCCGATGCCGGAAATCCCCTTCGTGGCGGCGACCACCCGGCAGCAGGCCGAGGCGATGCTGAACCATGCGGAGCGGCAGAACTGGCGGGAGATCCCGGAGCACGAGGCCCAGGACGGCGACCTCGTGCTGATGGGGAACGTGGCGAAGCGCGACTTCCATCTCGGCACCTACATCGTGCCGGCGACTGCCGGCGTGGTGCTGCACATCGACGAGCAGAACGGCGTGGTGGCGGACGACCTGCCGTCGCTTCGCGCGATCGGCTTCCACTACCTGCGTATCTTCAGGCGTGCGGAGCTTCAGAGCCGATGCTGTTTCCCGGTGCGCGGCAAAGCCGGCGGAGCGGGTGCATCCCTCCCACTGCCAGAGCCGCACAGGGCCGCCACATCATCAGCGGCACCAGCCTGTGAGCACATGACCCAATCCGCCCTCTTGCCGAGCATGTAGTCAACGCGATCCCAGAAGAGACGCAACAGCGCTGGGGTTGCTACCGGCTCCTCGAATGAGGTGCTGTTGAACGTGCCGCTTCTAGTGCCGGACGACACGACGGAGACCGCTGCCCTGACTGACTTGCCAGTCGTTTCGGTTTCAAAATTCCACTTATCTCTAGCTGTGGTATAAACAACCACCGCATATTCCGAGTAGCTGCGGTAGCCAGTAAAGCCGCCGAGGCTATCGCCAAACTGGAAACCCTTTGGGTCAGAGGCTGCAAGGACGGATTTAGCGGCTTCGATTACTCGCTCTTTCGTCTCGCCCGCATACGACCTCGTGCCGCCGGATGCAGCGCTGCTGCTGGATGCCGCCAGCGAGACAAGACCGAGGCCAGCGAGCAAGCCGACAGTCAAAAAGCGCGCGTTGCTGCGCATCGAAACCCTCATCGCAAGAGCGAACCAGTCGTGATCGCGGAGCAATCTCGCACGGCTTCTCGCATGCGTCAGCTGCCTTTGAGACCTACTATCTGATGCGCATTGCCGTCCGCCATAACCTTCAGGTCTTCGACCCGACGGATGCTTCGCTTAGCGAGGCTGACGCCATCGTGCTGCCCGTGCGCGATGCCGAGGCGGTCATGGGCGAGACCGTGGCCGCCTACCTCGCGCGCGTGGCATGGCGGTTCGATCTGCCGACTGTGTGCCGGATCAACGGCGAGTTCTACGGCCGCGCCGAGTGGGAGACGCGGGCGCTCGCGGTCAACGACAACGTCGAGTTCGTCAGCCGGCCGCTCGGAGGTGGGTCGAGGGGCGGATCCGTTGGCAAGAGTATTCTGTCTGTTGTCGCGCTGGTGGCGCTCACGGCAGTGGCTGGCCCGGCTGGCAGCGCAATCGCCGGCACCTTCGCGACCGCGGGCAGTTTCGGTTTTTCGGTTGCCTCATCCATTGCTTCCGCCGCCATCGTCGGCGCCGGTGCGCTAGAGCAGCATCCGATCAGGTTGGATCATATGCGTCGTAACCTGCGGCGGTGAGATAGCGGCGGCATTCGGCTGACGTGAAGCGTCTGAAGGCTCGTTGGATAGTGTTCCAGAGGTC